TTTCTTTTAAATCCTTCCCAAATAAAGGGATATGAATAAGTTACATCGTGTGTTTTAAGTAATCTATCTACAATTTTATCATGTCTATCCTCGCAGTTATCAATCCAAACATGAAATTGAATTTGAAAGTTATCTACAATATTATTCCATTGGAACATAGACTCAAGAAAAGAATACTCAGCACCTTCTATATTAATCTTCATCAAGTCAATATTTTCTAATCCAGACATCTTAATAAAATCAGTTATAGAGTGAATCTTGCAAGGTTCACCTTTATCTTTGTAGGTAGAGCCATCTCCATCGGCATTCATAAATACTGTTTCATTTCTATCTCCCAACCCAAATGGATGCACTTTGATTTTATCATTTCCTTTGAATCTTTCTACAAGAGCATTATAATAGTTAGGAACTGGTTCAAAAATCCATACGTTGCATTTATATCTATCAAAGATATCTTGAGCCCAATTACCTTCAAAACCTCCAATATCCCAAACCATTGAGTTATCGTTTAGGTCATAGTTTAATCTATGAGTTTTATCTCCTTTATCTAAATTCCATCTTGCATGTGCTTCGTAATTATGTTCTCTCATAAGTATATTTGTGTTAATGTTTCTAAAAATTGTTTTGCTATTTTATCTCCACAGCCAAGGCAAATAGAAGCCTGGTTGTTTACGTATTTAACGTATAGATTATAAACTTGTATTCCCTGCTCTGTTGTTAGACCTCTTCGATTTCTGTTTATTATCGACTGAAGCAACTCCAGGTCTAATTGACTCATTAATTTTTTCATCTTTTTCTATTTGATAACCTGTTAAATTTTGGCATAGCATTTTATATAAATTTTGAACAGAGCCTGGGCAAGTCCAACATGTAACTGCTACTTGAGCTGGTCCAAGGTATTCATTTGCTAGTTCTTTAATTATTGATACTTCACTTGGTCCAGATGTTGTCATTTTAAATAGACGGTCAACTGATGCTGCATGTTCTTTTTTAATTATCATATGTATTTGAAATATAGGTTAGTAATGAATGATGCAATTAATGCTGTATAGATATCTCCACTTATTGCTAATCCAATAAAGAATGCGGAACATTTTCCGCAACTTAATATAGTATGTAATAAGGAAAGAATAAAGTTAATTGCTGGTTTCTTTTTTGTTGACATTACCAACAAATTCATAATGCCTTGAATCGGTGTGAATGATACAACCCACCATGCTGATAAGCATATAAGTATAAGAGTATTAAGTGTTTGCATATATATTTAAATATTATTTTCTTTAATTTCGTTTAAAATTTCTTCATCAAAGGCATCGGCATAGTTTTTTTTTAAATAGATTACCACTTCTTCTCTAGCACTCTTAATTGCTGACCAAATAGAGCTCTTGGGGATTCTTAGCTGCGCATTCTTTTTTGCTGTATAATCACTTATTTCTCCGTAACTCATATTGGCATAGTAGTATAACTTAAATAACTCCTTACGATAAAAATCTAGTCTATCTACTGCTTCATCAATAATGGCCACCATTTCTTCTTTATCTGTGGAATGTTCGTAAAGAGATTTTATATGTACAGCTGCATCGAAAGCATCTTCTACTTTTTGCGGACGCAAGTGGGAACGATAAAACTTTGAAGTTGTAGAACGGATTTGATTTTTTATCATCCCATAACAATAGAAACGGATTTGATTATTATTAAATAGATATAGGAATTTCTCATCTGGCATTTCCTGCAACGCCATATAAGTTTCAGCAGCCAATTCATCCTTTAGGTATTTGTCCGTGCTTAAATTGGCTATAATATCTCGTATAAAAGTTTCTCCAGTATACATGTGGGTTATTCCGTGGTACTTTGTTGTTGCTGATTTCATTAACTAAAAAGTTTAGATTTAATATCTGATTCTATTTTTGAGATAATTTCTTTATCTTCTTCTTCGAAAGTAAAATAGATATGAAGATTAGAAGCCAGTTGTTTTTTTTCTAATTCAATCACCTTTTGAAGTTTTGCGCATATCTCATAATTTTCACTTATTTGCATACAATAAACGTAGACGTTCCACGTATACATATTGATTATAAAATCAAGGTATAGCTCATTTTTATCAACGAAACTCATATTTATCTCAGATATCCACCCAAACTCTTCTTGGTCATCAATAGGCAGTTCTTCAAAACTTAAAACATTATCGACCAACTTGTTAATTTGTTCTTTAGAAAAGCCATTTACTTCGATATAGTTTATCAAATCTTTTTTATCTAATTGAACAATATTATTTAACTGCACTCGATGAGCTTCTATTTGTTTACGAAGTTCTTTGTGCTTCTTTGATTTTGTCCATGCGTCTATGAGATTTCTCATATCATCTTTTTTATTTGCCATAGTTTTTTTTTAAAAAAAGAAGTGTTTAAGTTCTTCCAGTGTGTATTTTTTTTTAATCCTTTCAATAGACATGTAGTAGTGATGCCTTACATTTTCTCTTGAACAGTCAAAGTGTTTAGCAATATCATCCCAAGATAGTTCTTTATCACCTATTCTCATTAATATAATTTCTCTTTTATATTTAGGTAGAAATGCCAGGATTTTATTTATACGGTAATCCTGTCCGTCCATATCTTCTAAATCAGAATCAATGTATTGGTTTGCATTATCTAGAATACCTTCCTCTAACAAATCAGATGATATGCAAGAAGTGTAATCTGCTGAATCTTTTCTTCCAGCATAGAAATCTGAGGCTATATTTGAAGGAAGTCTAATTGTTCTGTAGTTTTGATTAAGCCAGTTATTAATGTGGCTACGGATATACCACACAGCAAATGTAGTAAACTTATTTTTTTTTGTTACATCAAATCGTTGTATAGCCTCCAGAACTCCTTCGTTGGCCACTTGAATTAACTCATCATCATACTTATCCATTCTGCGTTTTTTCGCCTCTGAGATGGCAAATCTTGCGTGTGCATAAAACACTTTATCTCTAGATTGAGTACATCCAGTTTGGGCCCTGGATATTAAATCCAGCTCCTCAACTTGTGTAAGCTTTATTTCATTTTTTCTTATTTCTTGAAAGTACCTTTGCATATGTAGATAAATATGCAGTAAATAAATAGATGGTTATAGATATGCTGTGTATACTTTTTGGCTTTTCAAGCCTTTGGATGTAGCTGGGTATACTTTTTGAGATAAATCTCTCTGGATTTAAAAGGCAGGAGTTATACTCTTGTATTATAGAGTTTTCTTTGTACTTGCTTTTTTTATTTCTATATAAATCCTAATCTTCCAGTTGTCGCCAAAAGGGTCAGAGTTCAAAAACCCCTACCCCTTTAAAATTTTGTTAAAAAGATATATATCCATACCCCCTCAGCGTACCTTTAAAGTAATCAGAGTATGATTTAGAACCCCACTAAAAAAGTGGTCAAACTAAACCAATCTATTATTTATACTGGTGTTCAACCCAGTTTGGTAAATATAAAAAAGAAAATTAAATACCCCAATCCCCTGGTGCTAATCTCTTAGCTTTAAATCCACTCCATCAGTTTATGTTCTGTGTTGCTCTGGTGAAGAACTATAATGACCGTGAACTCTCGTTTCTGCATCATCATGCTTGGCTTCTGCCAGTTGAGTATCTCAACTCTTATGTGTTTTTCTTTTTTGAGTTATTTAATAACGGCAGTCACCAAGCTTGCTTCACTGATTTAGTCCAATTCAAGTCTGCTATTCATTATCGAAAATAAATATATAAAAAAATTTATAAAAACACAATTTATTAAAAAAACTAAATCAATTTAGATTTAATTATTATACCTAAACCGTTTTAGATTTAGACTAAATATATACTTAATATTTGATTAAAGTAATGTTATGTATTAATTTTTTAAATGAATATACAAGATAAAATTACAGCTAGAAATAGGGTTAAAAAATTATTAAAATTAGCTGGTAAATATGCGGATATTAAAAATCCTAGAACACATATATTAACTAATGCACTATGCGAGCATTATAATATAGTTCCTATAAAAAACTTAGAACAATTATTTACAGACCCAGATTCAATAATGTTTAAAGATAAAAAACTTCCAGTACTACCTTTAACACAAAAACAATATGATAAAAGATATAAAAAAACAAAAATTACAAAAATAAAGCGCCATTTAAGTAAGAAAGAAATTTATAATAGATATATAAATTCTCCTGAATGGAGAAGATTTAGAACTAAAGTACTAAAAGAACGTGGTCATAAATGTGAAATATGTAAAAAAGAAGGTAATAGTTTTGATATACATCATTTAACATATGAAAGATTAGGAAATGAATTATTAGAAGATGTTCAAGTTTTATGTCAAAGTTGCCATAAAGAAATACATAAAAAAAATAAAAAATAGTTTTATTTTAAATATATAATTATTATATTTGTATTGCAGCCGTAACTTATCTGCCTTTTTAGTTGTTGTGATTTTTTTATATGTTAAAGTTACAAAAGGCCCATGAATTTTTTATGGGCTTTTTTGTTTAATTAAATAATAATTTTTATATTTATTTATGGAAAAAATAGAAAAAGAAAAAAAGAAGTACTATAAAAAACCAGAAAATATGAAACGGATGAACAAGTCCGCTAAGATGATTCTGGCTGATACAAATTGTATTTTAGATGTAATTGGATTTAGAAAGAAAACACATAAACATAATCTGTATTTAAATACTATTTTTATTGATTATTATAAATCAATAGATTTTATTAAAGCATTTTCTCCAAGGTCTAGTTTTGATAATTCATCTATTATTAATCCTGCTTTTAAAAAGATAAAAAGAAAAATAGAAGCGATGTTTCCTGATGTTTTACTTGTGACTAATTACCCAATATCATTCAACAGCGCAAAGAATACAAGAGTAAATGGTGCATATATTTATCTATCAGTTTATATTCCTGAGGATTATTTAGATAAAAATGTATTTGAAAAATATAAAGAAAAGCTAGAAGATGTTGTTTCTTTTGTTAATAAAACAATTGATGAAGAAATGGAATATCAGTCTACGCTGGACAGAACGACTGATATTATATTCAAAAGTAAGATGACTAGATAAAAAGTTATTAACAATTCAAAAAAAATTGTTGATAACTTTATTTGTATAAATACTTATATTTAATTAATTTTGGATATATATAAAAAACAACAACATGGAAACAACAATGAGTGATTACGAAAAGGATTTGAAAAAAACTAGAGAAGATTCAAAACCAAAGATTAAAAATGTGGAAGGTCGACAGCTTGTGATAAAAGGTGTGATTGAAAAAATAACAAGCATTAACTCTAAGTATGGAGAAAGCCACAGAATCGAGATGAATGGCAACAGCTTTTATTTTAATTCTAAAGTTCCTGGAGCTGTAGATAAGATGTTCGAGATTGGAAAGCTTGCAGCATTTACGGTGAGAGAGTCGATAAATAGACATAATCCAGATAAACCATTTCTAGTAATCGAAACTATATTTTACACGTTCTAGTTATGGAAGAAGAGATTTGGTTAGATATAAAAGAATACGAAGGGCTATACAAAGTTAGTTCGCATGGGAGAGTTTGGAGTTATCCTAAGAAAGGAAAAGGTGGTCACAATGGTAAAATGCTTTCAGCTGGAAAAGATACAAATGGATATTTAAAGATTCTTTTACTTAAAGATAAAAAAAGAAAAACAATTACAATTCATCGTTTAGTTGCTTCAGCATTTATTCCAAATCCAAATAATTACCCAATTATTTTACATGGAGATGATAATACTGCTAATAATTATTATAAAAACTTAAGTTGGGGTACTAATAAAATGAATTCAGAAGATATGATTAATAAAGGAAGAGCAAATAAAGCTAGAGGAGAAAAACACGGATTAGCTAAATTAACTGAACAACAAGTTTTAGAAATAAGGGCAAAATATACTGGTAAATATGGAGAACAAAAACAGTTAGCAATAGAATATAATATTAAACATCCAGCAATTAGTGAGATAATATCAAGAAAACAATGGAAACACATTTAAAAAAACAAATATGAAAACGAAAAAAGAACTTTATACACATCTGGCTGAAAATGCTAAAATTTACCTACCAAACTACTATTTAGATATGGCGTTTAACATGTTAGAGAGCCGTGGAAAAAAATCTGTGTTCTCTGTACTTTACGAGATTGAATCTGATAAGAGATTTAAGAAATGTAAGAGTGCATTAAAAGGAGCTTATCAGCTTGAAAATAAACATATTGAATGGGCCGCTGCAGCAAGCAAGCCCGTAATACAGCTAGATAAGGTTACTGGAGAAGAAATAGCTAGGCATGATAGTTTGTATTCAGCTGCAGTTTCAGTTGGCAAATCAAAGAACTTCTCAGGAAACATCAGTGATTGTTGTTCGGGGAAAGCAAAAAGCAGCTGTGGTTTTAAATGGAAATGGGCAAATTAACTAAAAAACAAATAATATGAAATACGAAAAAGAACATTACGTAAAACTCGTGGAGTGTACAAAGAACAAAGAATTCAGAGAGAAAACTCTTGAAAATGCAAAAAACACTTTTAACAACCTGGAAACTGGCGAAGAAAGGCGTGATAAATTCATCGAAGAATCTGAGCAGTTAATCGAAACTGAATATTTAAAAGAAAAAAGAAAAGAGATGAAAGAGTTATTAAATCAGATGGTTAATGATTATCATGTGCCAGTTTTATCTGGAATTGATGTCACAATGTTTAAGATAAATATATCTATAGAACCAATACTACTTTATAAATGAAACAGTATTTAAAACCAGCGCTATTTGTAGCAGCTATTGTTATAATTTCTTTTTTTGTTTTTTTTAATTGCAAAGGAGATAAGGTTGAATCACAAAGTAAAGTGGACCCAATCCTATTACTAAAACTAAAAGAGAACTCGGTATTTCTAGCTTCTCTTAAAAAGATGTTATATTCAAAGCAGCACGAATTAGACTCGCTAGAAGCAGTTAAACAAAAAGTGAAGTATCTATATAAAACAAAGTATGATACCATCTTAGAACAGGCTCCAGATACGTGTGCTCCATATTTAACTAAATTAAACAATGAGTGTTTAAAATTAGATTCAGCAAATCAAAAAGTAATTAATGGGCAAAAAGAAAAAGTGGCCCTATATGATAAATTAGATTCTACTTATAATAAAAATATAACTTATAGACAAACAATTAGAACAACTGATTCAACAAAAATAGACTCATTGTCCAGGAAATTAAAGTGGCAGAAAGTAAAAACAAAAGCATCTTTTTTCTTAGGTGCAACTATAGGAGCTGGAGCAACAAAAGTAATATTAAAATAGTTATGGAAGAGGAAATTTTTAAAGATATAATTGGATATGAAGGGCTTTATAAAGTAAGTTCACATGGAAGAGTTAAAAGTTTGCCTAAAGAATGGGTTAGTGGCCAAGAAAGAGTTAGAAAACATAATGGTATTTTTTTAAAACAAACTAAAAATAAATATGGATATTTAGTATTAGGATTATCAAAAGAAAAAAAAAGAAAAACTATTCAAGTTCATATATTAGTTGCAAAAGCATTCATTCAAAATCCAAATAATTATCCACTTGTAATGCATTTAAACGATATACGAGATGATAATTATTATAAAAACCTATTTTTTGGAACTCATAAAATGAATTCTGAAGATATGGTTAATAAAGGAAGAGGTATTATTGGAATAAAACATCATAAATCTAAATTAACAGAAGAGCAAGTTTTAGAAATAAGGGCTAAATATATACCAAGAAAATATTCAGCACGCAAACTTGCAAAAGAATATAATATTAATAATACAACAATATTAAAAATAATTAACAGAGAATATTGGAAACATATTTAAATAAAAGTAATATGAATAACACAGAAGTAGATAAAATTAAAGATGCATATATTGAGCATTTAAAGAAAAAAGATGGATGCTTAATTATGGTTGATAAATGGATAAATGTTGAAGGTAATTTCTTTTTAAACATAATCGGATTAGATTGCTATGGAGAGCCATTGTACGAAAATATAGAAGAAAGTATAATAACAGAATGGAGTGAAACTTATTTTAACAAATAACGTATATATAAACTATGGCAAATAGGTAAAAAATAGAGCTGTGTTGCATGTCGAGATGTCATGCTGGCTAATAAGGTTGGTGTTTTCTTTTTCCCTAATAAAGTTTTTGAATCACTCTATTTTTAAAGGTTTCTATTAATTTAGGAACCTTTTTTTATTTATAATACTTAGATGCCTCTAATTGTTTAAGCGATTCATATTCAGCATCTGTCATATCTCTAAACTCAATCATCTTATTAAGTGGGAAATAAGTTATCTTACCTTCATCTTTTCTAAAAGGAATTAGACGCTTTAAGAAGTTACCATATATCTTTTTCTGAACTATATCCAACCATAGAATATATACCTCATAAGGAGCTTTTAAATAAGAATCAACGTCTGTTGAATCAAATCCAGTATCAGCATAATGCTTTCTTCTTGATTTGCATTTAACATCTAGCCATATTTGTGAATGGCCAGATATTAGAATAGAATCAATTGGATGACTTGCCGACTTATTTGGTGTATATGGGAAGTAGTTTTTGGAAGAAGCAAAATCATTTATAATAATTTGCTCAGCAATGGTGCCTAATTTTGTTGTTTGTAAAGATGTAAATTCAATCATTTTTTATATTTATTATAAATAGATAAAAAAAAAGTAGAATGTTTATACTTTTAAAATTGCTTAAGTAAAGTATATGTAAAATCTTTTAATCCAGAAGTATTACATCTAGACATCAAATAATTAAAATCAATTGGATTATTTAAAACTTGACAACCTGCTGAAAAAGTTCCAACTATTTTTGATATAAGAGATGGATTGGCCCTATGAATATTTATACCGAATAAACCTGTTTCAGTTATACCTGTTTCTTCAGAAAAATCATCTTTATCACCATCTCTATAAACGACAACATTTTTTCTTTGACAAAGAGCTAAGTATTTACCTTGATGTAAAGCTAACTTCCATGTGTTAACATATTGATTAGGTTTAAGTAATGCTGCCCCTTTGGGATTTAATAAATTCTTTAACCAGTGGCGGCCAGGATTTGTTGTACAATTAAACCAAGTTAAATTATCATTTTCAACTAAACACATAAGGTCATCAAATTTGTCAGGAGCATCAGCCTTAGAGCGTATACCTATAATCATAAAAGGCAACCACATATATCCTAATCTTGCGAACTCACCCTTAAGTTGTTCTAAAGTATATTTATCCATTATTGCTTTTGTCTGTATGATTATCTTCACCATCAGTTAAATCTTTTATTTCAGCTTTAACTTCTTTGGCACGAGCCAATAACTCTTTAAACTTTAGCCATATAGATACACCTGATATCGCTTTATAGTTTTCATTTATCGACATAATTTCTATTCCACATAAAACAGAAGCTAAAAGTTTTGTTAAAAAAAGAGGGATATCACAGAAGTATCCGATAAAGTCAGCAAGTATAAATTTCTCCATAGCAAAGAAAAGAATCAATGCCCCTTCGTACAAAAATAATTTTGATATAACTACTGAAAGTTTTCTACTCGTAATTTCTTGCTTAAGTTTTTTAGCTTTCATTAAGCCAGTTATAGTATCTGCAAATATACATACACCAACGATTATAATAAGCGCTGTTATAGGTGCCAGAAATGCAGCAATTATGGCAAAAAAGTTTAATACTCCAAGATTATTTAGTTTGTTTAGAATTGCTTCTTTCATCTTCTTTTTCTTTAATAGGTTTTACTACTTCCTCATTTAAGAGGAAATTTAATTTGTTAATGTTTTTTTTATAAGCAGTTCTTTTTGCCATGTATTATTTTCCGTTATCTAAATCGAAATTACAATCTCCATTTGGTTTTCTTTTTTCAATATATAATCCACCAAATAAATTGCTTCTTTTTGGTCTAACTGTATCAATTGTAGAACCTGGGTTTGCATACTCTGGGAATACTCCAACATTAGCCATTAAGTACTTTGCAATACGTTGAGTCAAATACTCAGCTGAATCCCTAACGCCTTCTTTAAGAAACTTTAAATCATCGGCTGTGAGTGGAACCGCATTATCAGAATTTGATGTAGAAACTGTTTTATTTGTTATTCTGGCCCATATGTTATTATGACTCTCATATACAATCCACTCAGCTAATGCTGGTTGAACATAATCAGTCATTAATGTTAAATAGTTACCAGAAAGTGTACTATTCTGCACATCAGTTTTTAATTTATTATATAGAGCAGTTCCTAGAACTCCTTCTATGTAAATCAACTGAGCTTTATCTATAATAGGAATAAGTATTGTAGAGTCAACATTTGACTCTATAGTTGTATTCTTATATAAAAAGTCAATCGACAGGAACCTCGTTTTAGCCATTTGCTTGAGTATTATTTGGTTTAACAGTATCTTGAATTATACCTTTAAATGGATTATAATCTTCTAATTTCATTTCTCCAGCTCCGTTTACTTTTGCAAACTTATTAAAAGCATATTCTATTTCTTTTTGTTTTGGAGCAATTACTTCTTCTTTAAAAATTGTATATCCGTTAATTAATTCCTGTGTTCCTCCTAATTTACCAGGAGTTACACCTCCCAATAAAGCCTCAGAACAACTATGAGATATAAATACATTTTTTGTTATTTGTTCTTCAAGGTCACGGAATCTTTCATCACTTGCATTCATATCAATTTTCTCGATAGTTGGTGCTCTTTCTTTTCCATCACTGAATGTAAAAATTACTTTTCCAGCATTTGCACTACCTGCATATTGCTTCTCCATATCTTTTACAATTGTATCCATTTCTTCGTCAGTTGGAATGGTATTAAAGTTAACTAGATAAGATGGAGCAAAGCCTTGCTTAACATTTTGTAAATGGAACTGAGCAACTTCACCGTCTAATGCAATATATGACTCACCATGAATATAATCAGGCAAAGTGTAGTAATCACAACCTGGAGAGTATTCGGTGAAATAGAATAATTGATTTGGTGAGCCTTGCATAATTTCATTTTGCATTTGGCCACGGTATTTTTCAGAATAACCTTGAACTAATTGAGGAGCACATTTTCTTATATTAGACCAGTCATCAGAATACCAGAAATATTGCATATCTGTTGGTTTATAAATATCTCCTTTTTTTTCTTGAGGTAAAACTTTAGTTGAAACACGAATGTTTTTAAAGTCTACATATTCAATTTTAGCAATCTTTGTTTTGTCAATTGACCAAATCACATTTATAGCATAGCCGCCATATATCATCAAATCGTAAGTGCACTTAAATGCAATAATATCTAGATTTTCTCCATTTGGATTTTCAATAAATTCTTTGTTTAAAGCAGTTTCAATAAATCCTTTTGATGCGGTCATGTCAACCTTACGCTTAAGTATGGCGCCATGTTTGTTTGAAGTTCTCGCTAAATTTATAAGGTAGTTTCCATATAAATTATCTTTACCGTAGTCAACCCATCCTTTAGAATTGTTCTCAGAAAAAATAGGAAGATTTACTTCAGCAAACTGAAGAACACGAAGTAGTTTTTGTTTATTATCTTTCATAATTAATTATTAAAATAAACATCAGTTGTATCATCATCTGATGCTGTATATGTATAGCTTGTAGAAGTTGCTCCAGAAACAAATATTTGACCTATCTCAACAATTCCTGTTGTACCAGATATATCTAAATTTGTTCTTCCAGTCATCTCATAAGCCGTATAGTGATATTCTCCTGGGTTTAATGAAATGGTTCCTGCAGTATAATTAAGAGTTGCTCCAGTTTCAGTAATCATAAACTTATTATATCTCTCTATGTTTGAACTTAAATCAGTTGCTGAGAATATAGTTATATCACTTGTATCAATTGATTCAAGTTTAAATAGATAATATGGAACAGCTAAAGTTGACTTCTCGGTTAACGTGAAGTAGCTAAAATTAACTGAATCTTTATTAATTAGAACCATTTTTTCCTCTTGATTTGGCGATAAATTTTTTCCCATCTTTAAAGTTTTCAACCTCTTTTTTAGATATATCAAGTAAAGAATCTTCTTTCTTCTCTTCTTGTACTTCTTCAAATATGTGAGATAAACCCATTTTAAAATAGAATAAATAGTCAATCTCTGCCATTTCGTCTACTTTAACTGAATTTGGCAATTTAGAAGAACTTAGTATTTGACCTAAGTATTCTTTTTTTATCTTTAGCTTCATGATATATAAATATTAAAAGTTAGTTTTTCGTTTAATTATGTAGTAATAGTTCTAGTTCCAGTAAATAAAACCTTTAAACCTTTTGCACTTGTACCTGCCCCATCAATATCAACAGTAATTTTATCATATTGATTCCAAGTTCCACCCGTAATAACAGGAGCAGTAGCAGCAGTTGTTGAGTCAAACTCATTTGCATCTATTGTTACCTTTGTTGAATAAATTGTTACATTTGCTTTTTTAACATTTACTGTAGTTAATGTAGAACCAGAACTAGATAAGCTAGCAACAGAACCCGTGAGCGTAAAAGAACAAGGAGATAAAAAAGTTACTTTAGAAGTACCTGTAGTTATCTGTGTAGTTTCATCACTGCATGCTACAGCAAATTCGTAAGGAACCGTCATTGTTTTAGGCGCAAATAAAGAGCCTAAATTTGTAGAGCCTGAGAAATAAGTGGTAGCAGTAATAATAGGCGCTGACATATTGCCAGTAAACGTGGCGCCAGACAAATTAGCTTTTGTATTAAGCGAGCCAAGTAAGTTATTAACATCTGAAATATTGTGTGTATGACTTGAATAAGCATATCTATTTAAAATAGTATCAAAAGAAGTTGAACCAGATACAAATGTATTTGCTGAAAAATTACCATTAACATTTAAGTTTCCAGTTATAGTGCCTATGTTAACCGTATAAGCTGAGGCCACATCATTTCTATCAAATATAAGTTGAGTTCCTGAAAGTGTTGCTCCAGTTGTATAAAAATTTTCTTGTGCAACACCACTTCCTCCGCCAACACCACCAAATTTATCTCCATTAACAAATAAAGTATCGCTTGTTGAAAGAGTTGTTGAGCCTTGCTTAGTGATTAAATAACCACGAACAATAGCTGTTTTTAGACCAATAAGATTAACAAAAGAAACTGCTGCTAAATTAGAAATAGCCTCTGATAAAGAATTGTAAACTGTTGTTCCATACTGAATAAATATTTTTTGAGTATTAGAAAACATTAAGATTCGCTGAATTGTGAACTTATTGTTTGGTACAGCCTGAATTACTCCAGAGCCATTATCATAACTATTTGGACTTACATCTGTTGTTTCAGTTTGAAAAGTAGCAACTCCAAAACCATTATTAAATGCATACCTAAATGATTGTTGAGTTGATGCAGATTGTGCTACTGAGTTTGGGTCATTTAAATTAGTAGCAAAATTTCTTCCGTAAGAAAATGTAGACCCTGCTGATTTATTAATCTTAAGATTTACCCCATTTGAACTAAATATATTACCATCTATATTTATATCACCCAAAGCAAGTGATAAATCTTTTAAAGAAGAACCAACTCCATAAGTAGGAACTTTTATCTGGAATGTATCTCTAATATTAGTTAGGTTAGAATGGTCCAAACCACCTAATAATATAACACTTCTTAATTCCTCTTTTGTAAAAGATGATTGTTGAATTGCAGTTCCAGATGCATTTATAGCAATGTCAGTTGAAGGTAATGTGGCTAAATTAGTTACAGTTATACCTGTTTGAGTTGCCCAAGAAACTAATTGTGTTGTTTGAGGATAAACTTTGTAATTAACAATATATCCTAAACCAGCTGAAATATCGAACTTAGTATTATTGCTCGCATTAATTGATAATGTACCACCAGATATAATACCAGTTGAAATACCTTCTGCCAATCTTTGGTTTACAGTATTAAATAAGCTCTGTAAATTAGTGCTACCTGAAAATATTGTTCCAGCACTTAGTGTTGTTGCACTTATAATTGGAGCAGCAATTGTTGTTGCTGATAAATCTATTTTTGTTCCTAATGAACCAGAAAGATTTATTATATCAGATATATTCGTTGCAGAGGCGCTTAATTTTGAATTTAAACTACCCTGTAAATTAGATATATCAGAAATCGTATGTGTATGAGAAGATGCAGCATATCGGCTAAAAATAACATCTAATGGTGTTGAGCCTGAATAGTATGTTTGAGCAGAAAAAGAACCTGTTACATTTGTGTTTCCAGAAATAGTTCCTCCAGAGAAAACATTAGAATAAGTTGTTCCACTTCCAGCATTCCACTTAAGTATAAGTAAACCAGAAGTACCTGAACCTCCAGAATAACCCATTGGAGAACCAAAATCATCTAAATAATAACCAGTTCCTCCTGCTCCTCCACCTCCAAACAAAGTAGCTGAACCTCCTACTTGAGATATTGAATTATTTGGAGTTTCCCCTCCACTTCCAGGGCCAAAAATGGAACGTCCAAATATTGGAACATCTCCTCCATTTCCTCCAGAAGAATTTGAAGTACTTGGAACACCATCTTGATTAGCTCCATTATATCCTCTCGCAAAGAAATACTCTGTTTGATAAACATTATCAGAACTTGGATATCCAGATAGGTATGGTGCAACTCCTCCGACTCCAGTTAATACATCTGTTGAATTGTTTCCAGCTAAACCTCCTGGCGACCTTAAAGTATTAAAAATTGTATCTCCTCCAGAACTACCCGTAATGGATATATTAGGAGAATCATCTATATAATATCCTGGAGTTCCACCAGAACCTATTGTAATTTGATATGTTGTTCCTGGAACTACTTCTACTTCTCCAGTAATATAAGCACCAGAAGCTCCGCCTCCACCACCTTTTAATGTGTTTGAACCAGTTCTAAAGCCAGCTCCTCCGCCTCCACCTCCACCCCACATTTCAACAACAACTGAATAAACTCCAGTTGGAGCAGTCCATGTGCTACCTGATGAATATATTTTTTGGTATTGACCAGTATTGCCAGTTCCGCTTCCAGAAAATGGTGTTGCAGAAGCTATTGATTGAATTATAGTTTCAAGATTTGTACCTCCAGAATAAATTGTTGTTGCAGATAATACATTCAAAGAAGTATTTCCAGTAACAGTTAAATTATTAAGAGTAGCTGCTGTAATGTTTACAGAAGGATATTGAGTTGTTCCTCCAGTAAAGGTGTTTGTACCATTCTGTACAAATGTACTTGGTCCGCCACCAGTTCCGCCTGCACCTAAAACAGTTTGAAGTTTATATCCTTCTAACCAAAGTTTAAGTCCAGCCGCAGAAGTTCCTGCCGAATCAACATCAATATTAATAACATCATGTTCAGTTAAGGCGGAGTATGTAGAAACTATATTTGAAGCAACAGTATAAAATTGATTTGCTGGTATTGTTATGGCAGATAATAATAATGATGTCGAACCAGAATTTATATCAACAATAGTTGAAGTTGAGCCTGATGTTCTAACATATGCGGTAATTCCAGTTAATTGGAAATTATAAGGCATTCTAATAGAAAGCTTTGTTGCTCCAGAAGTTAATGCTGTTGTTTCATCACTAACTGCTAATCCTATTGAATCATATGTATAACCAGTTGATTCTGGAGTCATATAATCAGTAATTATATCCCATAAATCAGTGGCACCTGAATAAATAGTTCCGCCAGATAATTGAGTTGCATATAATGTATTGAATACAGATGAACCAGTTACTGTTAAGCTATCTATTGTGCCACCTGTAAAAGTAGAACCATCATCAGAGTTGAGATTCCAAGAATTTATTCCTAAGCTCATAATTAATTTGTGCGATATGCGATTAAACTTCCAGTAGATGCAGAGCTAACTGTAATTGATTCAAAGTATCCATAAACAGAAACACGTAATGTTTTTCCATTAAGATTTCCTCCAAAAGTATTTACTGCAGTTTCAATTGTTACAGGTTTTTCTATCGGACCCAAACAGTAGAATGGGCCCTGGATTGTTTGACCAGGTTCAATTATGGCAAATCCTTGAATTGCAAATCCAAGTGGGTTACCAAAGAAAAAATGAGAATCTGCTGACATATTGTAACTTTTTTAATTAATATTCGTATAACTAATAATTAAATATTAATTAGAGATAAATCGTTTATGGAAGAAGAGATTTGGAAGGAAATTGAAAATTATGAGGGCCTTTATGAGGTGAGTAGTTGGGGGAGAGTTAAGGGCTTAAGGTTTGGTAAAGAAAAAATACTTTATAGCAATGTTCATAGGCAAGGATATTTAAAAGTAACTTTAATAAAAGAAAAAAAAAGAATACATTTTTTTATTCATAGATTAGTAGCTATTGCATTTATACCAAATCCAAATAACTATCCTATGGTACTTCATAAAGTTGAGTGTTACCCATCTAATAATAATGTTAACAATTTATTCTGGGGTACAGGTGAAATCAACATGAAAGATATGATTAATAAAGGAAGAGGAAAATCAAATCCGCCAAAAGGAGAAAAGCAATACCTTTCTAAATTAACTGAAAAACAAGTATTAGAAATAAGAGCTAAATACACTGGAATGAAAGGCCAACAAGCTTTATTAGCAAAAGAATATGGAGTACATCAAGCTACAATATCTGATATAATTACAAGAAGAACCTGGAAACATATATAAACAAGAAACCCTCAACCAGGAAGGAAGAGGGTTTCTAACGGCTCCTAAGGTATTTGAAGCGATTAGCCTAAGCTAAATATTAAGCTATTGTTAAGCTGGCGAATGCTGCTGCGGAAATGAAAGAACTAGGCTGCGGCTCAAATGCTGAGATAGTTAATTCAACTCCAGAGAAATCTCCGTAATTTGTGCCACTTGGAATAGTTCCAGCAGTAACGTCACAGCCATTGGTACGGCCCATAACTCTATAGTTTCCGTTTTGGTCTAAAACTATTACTCTCATTTGTGCTTGAGCTAACAAGTACATTTGGTTTCTTAAAGCAACAGTGTTTTTATCAAACTTAACTGCTAATTCTTGAGAGTAAAATAATGAACCATTTTCAACAGAAGAGTTGATTGTTTCGTTAAATCCAGCTGTCTGAGGTCTAATCTCAAATTTGTAATAAGTAGCACCAGAAGTTATTCCAGTGATTTGGTTATTAGCATCGTAAGCGTAAGTTTCGTTATCTGAGAAGTTAGAAATGTATACAGTTCTTAAACCTCCAGTAGCATCCTTACAACCTAAGCTGTAACCTTGTGATAGTGTACATGACATAGTATTATTTTTTTATTTATTAATAATTGTTTTAAAAAAAAGGTCTGGCAGTATTACCAAACCTTTTTGTTTTCTAACTTAATCTATTGATTAAGCTGTGTGTTTAACAACGAATTGAGGGAAAGCTATATTAGCACCTTGTTTCCATTTTGCTAAGAATCTTACTTCATCGTTATCTTTAGAATACCAGATGTTGAAGTTCTCTGCATCTCCTAATAAATCAGTACCGAAGTAGATGTTAGAAGCTGGAGTTAAAACTTTGTACTTAGTAGAAGCTAAACCTCTTACAGCATAAACTCTTACGTTTGAACCTGGAACCATTAAAGAGAAGTTATCTCCTTGGCTTTCTGCTCCACTGTAGTGGAATAAGTTAGCGTTTCTTAAAGCTGTAGCATAAGTTCTGAAATCAGCGTAAGATAAGAACAATACTAAATCAGTAGCATCCATTACATCTTGAGGAACTGCAGCAATCATAGCATCTACGATAGCAATTGCTGAACCAGCAGAGAATGCAGTACCAGATAAAGAAGTTACAACAGTTGAAGCTGATGCAGCTGTGTGGTCTAAAGTTTCAAGTAAACCGTTGCAAAGAGTGTAGTTAGTTGTTGCAGAAACTGTAACGTTACCAAAAACTCTAGTTGCGTTTGTAGAACCTTTCCAGAAAAGGTCATCTACTAATGCCATAATAACATCTCTTTTCTCTTCAGCAAAGATTTGTTCGAATGGGATGTTCTCGTTATAAGAACCTGGGTTCATCATAACTTGTGTGTAATAACCTTCAAGGTCATTTAAACAGATTGATTCGTTTACTTTGATATCGCAAACAGATAAATCACGTTGTGTTAAAGAAGTTGTTCCTTGAGCATTCCAGCCACAAGCACCTGCCTGAGCAGTTAAAGAACTTCCGATGATGTTAATAGCCGCAGTTGATTTGATACCACCTTGAACTCTTACGATATCAGCTGTTCTACCTTTTAAGATAGATGCTTTGATAAGGTCCATTCCAGTTTCGTCAGTATAAGCTGCTAAGCCTGCTAAATTTAATGACATAATTTTTTGTTTTTAATTGTTAATTTTTTATTTATTTGTTACTTCTTAAAGCTTTTATTTTTTCTAGATTTGCGCTTCTCAAATCTTTATCTTTGTCAGTTTCAGATTTGAAACCTTGTTTTTCTTTGTTAATTTTTTCTTCTGAAGGAAGTTTAGAAAACTGCTCTACATGTGCTTTCATTGTTTCAGCACTCATATGCATTTGGTCCATTGCCTCTTTCATTGCTTTAATCTCATCAGCAAGAGCTTTTACAGCCTCTTCCCAAGTAATGTCAGCAGTTACCACGTCAGTTGAATCAGCGGCTTCAGCAATATCTTCAACAACATCAGCGGCTGGAGCATCTTCTGCAGGAGTTTCATCCGCAGGAGTTTCAGCAGGAACATCTTCAGTTGGCATATCCTCAACTGGCTCTTCAATAGAAACTGGAATAAAGCTATCAACTCTATTTCCTCTTACTAAAACTGTTTCGCCTGTTTCAATGATATAATCTCCATCATCAATTGCACCAATAGTTCCATCTTCTAAAATTGAATAAACAGAAGCACCATCTTGTAATACATCTGCTTCAATTCTTAAGATTTTACCATCGCTAGTACGTGTATCAAAGAACTTTTCTTTTTCTTCCCCTAAAAAAACTTTATTAAGCAAAGCAAATAATTCTTTCTTGTTCATAATGTTTAGTTTTGGGTTTTAGATTAATCTAATACATAAATATTATTAAGTATTAAATCGTTCAATTTCAGCTTAAATTAATCTTCTAGTTTTATTTTAACTATGTAATTATATAGTTCAACAACCTTTTTGTTAGAATCTTCTACTGAATTTATAATAGCCATTAATTCTTTTTCAATAGAGTTTTGCTTTCTCATTTTGATTAAGTTTGTAAAGTAACCTTCAAGCGAGAAACCTTTATAAGTTCCATTTTTAATAGCAGCCCATACTTCATCATTATCAACTTTAAATGTCATAAACCAATTACCTGGCTCTAAATCATAAAGAGTTGACTTAGCACGTTCACCGTCAATCCAACTTTCAATAACAGTACACCCATCAAAGAATTGATTGTTATGATTTAAGTTTGTAGCTCTTGTGGAACCATTCTTCATGAATATTTCCTGTGCTTTTTTAACAGTTTCTTTTGAGAAATAAACATAATACTCTTCATCAGTTGTTGAATCATAACGATAGATGTGTTTAGAATGAAGCATGCACGGACCTGTTACAATACGCTGCTCTTCATTAACAATATTAAAATTAAGTTTCTCTTTTGATTCTGAATTAAATTTCATGAAATCAATTTCAATAGCTGGCCTGTCAACAAATGACATTATGTCTACTATATCTCCTGCTTCTTCATCAATAAGAAGTTCTATTACTCTTGGTATCCTGTTTCGCATTTGTTAAAATTTTGCTCTGTTTCTAATTTTATTATTTATTACTTGTTTACTTGAAATATCTGTTTCTACTACATATGCTCTTATTAATCTATCTTCATTGTTTGACTGAGAAGCAACCATTGCGGATAAAGTAGCTATAGATGATGTTTGACCCTTAATTGTTGAATTATTAAATGCTACGCCTCCTCCTAGTTGATTTAAATAAGAAGCAGCCTGAGCAACTCCTGGTAATCTCATAGAACGTTTGCTTATAACTCCTTCACCACCTTCTAATTCACTTACTTGTCCGCCAGTTCCGTATTTAACTCCACCATTCTCATGAGATGGGCCATTTACAACTCCACCATTACCATAAGTTTCAATCTCATTAATCTTGTTTACTTGTGCAGCAAGAGTAGCAATCTGAGTTACACCTAATGCGGCAATACGAACACTCTCTTCTAAAGAAAGTGGGAATTGATTCTTCTGAGCAGCGATAATAGCGGCAGCAATATTGGCAATAGAAGTAACTAACATCAAAGCAAGCTCTGCTTTTGCATCTTCTTTTCTTCTTTTTTTAGCTGTATTTGATTGGTCAGCTAAGAATTGTTCTCTCTCAGCGGCTAATCTTTGCTCTGTAGCAGCTACATTTTCACCAGTATTTTGTGCCAATGCCAATTGTTGCTTTTGACCTGCATCAAAAACATCTAATTGTTTTGTTTGTTGTTGCTCAAATTTTTGATTATCACCTTCACGCATTGCTGCATACACCTGATAGAAGTTTCCTAATAAAGTATTAAGGTCATTAATTAATTGAACTTTTTGTTGCCTTTCGAAATCAGCATTACCTTTAATTAATTCTCTTTGTTTGGCAGCATATCTTGCATTAATTACTTCTTTTTCTTTTTCAGTTAAATTAGTATTTAATAACTCAGCTCTTCTCTGCGCATCTAAAAATTCAATCTGAGCAGTTAATATTCCAGCCTTATCATTTTTATCTTTTTGTGCCTCAAGAACTTTAAGTTCAGCAGACGCTAGAACATATCTTTTATCTAAATCTATTCTTTCTTTAATATAAGCCTCGTCAGCTGCTTTCTTTTCATCAGCTGCTTTCTTTTCTTGAGCTTTCTTTTCATCTAAATATTTTTGATTAATATCTAGCTTATCAAGAGCATATTGCTTTTCTAAAACTATAGCTGCATCTGCTTTTTGTTTAGCATCAAGATTCTCATTTCTCTTAAGAGCTTTTAATTCATTTTGATATGCCTCTTCTCTATTAAGAAGTTCTACTCCTTTTCTTTCTTCTATATCAATTCCTTCTTGAGCAGAACGTATAGCATTCTCCCTACGAATAAATTCATACTTAAGAATTTCATCTTGAATATCTTGTTGTTTCTTTTTTTGCTTTTCTAATTCAGCACTTCTTTCCTGGTCAGTTTTTAAACCATTCTTTTTTAATTCTTGAATATTTTTTAGTTGCTCAGTTAACTGCTTAACAATATCATCTTCAGATACATTAATCTGGTTATTTCTATCGAGTAATTCAGCTAATTTATCTTCTGATTTAGTATATTCATCCCTTACTTCTTTTAAAGATTTACCTAAAACTTTAAGAATATTTTTTTGCTCATCTGGATTGCTCTTATAAATAATGTCAGCAAGAAAACCTAATCTTGTTTCTAACTTAGCCATTTCAACACTTGTATCAGAAGAGGTTTTTGCTAATTCAGCAACTCTTTTTTGTAATGCATCTTTTATTTTTGATTCAGAAGAACCAATTTCAGAAGAGAACGCATCAAATAATTCCTTATTATTTTTAAGTAAATCAGCTAATACATCAGAAATTAATTGAGATGTATTTTTACTTAAATCAGTAGATGTAACAAGTAAAAGTTGAAGTCCGTCAATTTGATTATTTATTTCTTTAATTTGAGTATTATATTTCTCTGCAGAAGCAGCTGCCTGGTCTAAAGAAGTATTAAATTCTTTTTGAGCAACAGTTGCTTCTCCAGCAGATAACTCATAAGCCGTAAGTGCTCCAACAGCAATAGTTAATGCTGCCACTGCTATACCAATTGGATTAGCGGCAAGAACTGCATTAAATGCTGACATAGCATTAGTTACAATAGGCATTAAAGCGCTTAAGCCAGTAAACGCTTCTACCATACCTTTTACTCCATTAATAACTCCAAATGCTACATTTAAAGATTTCTGCATTTCTTCAGCAGATTCTTTTGTAGCTCCAAGTGATTGAGATAATAAACTAAATCCAGCAACAGCAGCAGAAGCCCCGCCTACTAGTTTGCCAAGTGATTCAGATAGTTTCTCTTTAGAAAGGCCCTCAAGTGATTTATTAACATTTTTAAGAGTAGCATCTGTTTTTTTTATTTCATCTTGTAAAACTTTAAATGCCTTTGAATCAGAAGGGAGTGTTTTAATGTCATCCTTCATTTTTTTCAAAGAAGATTCAAGCTCAGCAATAGGTGTTTGAGTTCCAGATGTATCTACTTTTATGCCTAATATAATTTCTTCCATGTTAGTTTGTTTCTACAGAAATATTAAATAAAACATTTCCGTTTGAGTATGTTAATTCCCCAGGAGTTATTTTTGTAAAAACTTTATCTGGATTTAATTCTAAGTAATCAGATTTAATTTTTAACATTAAATTAATAATGTTCGCTTCATATAAATCTATAAACTCTTGTTCTGTAATTTCTATATTTAATATCATAATTATGAATATTGGATTCCAGCTCCAGCGTTATATAATGTTGTTATTTCACCAGTTGTTAATTCTCTATTCCAAATAGTAACCTCGTCCATTGCCCCATTTATAAATTCAGTTGTTTGTCTAAATCCTATATTCAAAGGTTCTGTTCCATTATAAATAGAAGATGCTCCAGTTCCAGCATTTGAATTTGTTGTAGATACAGCTGAACCATTTATATAAAGTTTTAATTTTGTAGCAATTGAATTTCCTGGTACAGCAACAAATGTTACCATAAACCAAGTTCCAGTTGTCAATGTTTGATTATATACTTGTTTTGAAAAGTTTGTTACAGTATTGTCTGCAAAAATATAGTTCTCAAATTGTTTTACACCAGCATTATCTCTATATAAAACGATATAAGAATTAGCTACACCCTTACAAACAAGTCCGCAATAAGCACTAGCTGTTGGCTGAGTAGCTATTTTAACCCACATATTGATTGTTAAATTAGATGTTATTGATAAAGATGTTGAATCATTTACAGCAATTTTACTAGTTGAGCCATTGAATCCAGCTCCTTGAACTATAATACCATTTCCAGCATTATAAGTTATAGCTGTATCTGTTCCATTATTAGCATTTGCGGTTGAATCATTAGAATTACCGTCTAATTTCCATGCAGCAACAGCTCCACTTGGAAAGTTTGAAGCTACTGCAAATCTATATGGGTTTATTAAAAAGCTCATATTTTTATTTATTAAAGTGAACGATATCCAATAAGTGTAACTTTTAAACCAGCAGCTCCAGTTCCAGCACCGTCAATATCAAATGTAATCTTAGCATCATCTGCTAAAGAGTTGTCAGATATTACAGGAGCAGCTGCAGCTGTTTGAGAAGAAAACTCATTAGCATCTATTGTTAATTTCGTTGAAAGAATTGATGCGCCTGCTTCATTTATATCTACAGTTGTTAATGTTGAACCAGATGTTGTAAGGCATGCTCTTACTGATGTTAGTATCATTGCATGTGGCATATAATAAGTTAACTTAGCAGTTGCTCCAGAAGTTATCTGAGTTGTTTCATCAGAGATAGCAAATGCTAATGTAACTGGAACTCCAGTTAGTATAATCGCAGTAACACTACCTTGATTTTGAGCTTGTAAATAAGTACCTCCAGATAAAGAACGGAATGATAAATCATCTCCAGTTTTAGCAGAAAATATACCAGCTCCAGAACCTGTGTTTGAAGCAGTATTTGATTGACCGCTAAATGTTGCATCAAATGTTATTGTATCTCCAGTTGTAATTGTAATATTTGTTCCAGCAGATAACGAACGGAATTGTAAATCAACACCAGATTTCTGTTTGAATATTGAGTTTCCTGTACCAACACTAGATGCTGTGTTAACTTCTCCAGAACCTCCAATTAATGAAGCTAAATTTGTTGAACCAGAGAAGAAGTTTGTTGCATAAATATCTCCACCAGATGTACCTGAAGCTACAAAGTTTGGAGCATATGCTGTATTAGAAGTTGTTGCCGTTATTTGTGTTCCACCTAATATTGTAGAACCACTTACAGAATCATTAATCGTATTTCCAGAACCTCCTATAATAACTGATGCCCATGCATTATATCCAATTTTATTTGTATGTCCAGCAAATATACCAGCAGCAGTTGAACCAGATTTAATCCAATACTGAAAAGATAAAGCTATTACAGCTGAAGCGTTTACACCTTTATCTGTATTATTTAATGATGGTCCGAAAGCAAATGAACTATTAATATTTCCAGTTTCTGTCGAATAGTTTCCAATATATGCTCTATTATAAGTTGGGTCACCAAATGCAAAACATCCAAGTGCAGCTGAACTTAGATTTGAATTAAAAAAAGCAATAGAATCTTGTGTTGCATTATTTATAGGCGCTGTTCCAGCAATAGTTTTAATAATACCTAATCCAACATTTGTAGCAGAAAAAGCTGTTTCACCGCCTCCGCCCGTAGAATTGATTGTAATGGTATCTCCAGTTGTTATTGTTACATTTGTACCAGCACTTAAGGAATTAAATTGTAAAGTTCCAGCACTTAAACCAGAATATAATCCAATTCCGCCCCCAATATTGCTTCCGCCAGTTACAGAAGATGAGCCTCCAGATAATTGTATTGGTAAAATACCATTTGATGTACGAACCCAAAGAAGGTCATCTGATGTATTTAAAAAGAATTCTCCATCATATATATCAGTAGCAATCCAAGTGCCATCAGTATGGTCAGTTGAGCCAGTATTTATTGTTGGAGTTGCTCCAGTTTCAGAACTTCTTTTTATTAAAAGCCTACTATATTGAAAATTTGCACTCATAGTTTAGTTATATCTATTAAATATTAAATTGATTAAAAACGTTTTTATTAAGGAATTATAGAATCTAGACCAGAATCCACGATACTTACTATAGAATCTGAGCCATATGGCCTTGGAGAATTACGTCCAGAGTCAATTATATCAATAGGAACTATCTTATTGAACGCATTTTGTACTTCATCTACACCGCCATCTATTAAATCTATTAAAGGAATAGAGCCAGAACCTTCTCTATAAATTAATGTATCATTAATTACAACAACATTTGATTCTGTAACAACAGTATCATTTGAACCAAGTATAATTACATTACTTAAGTTAGATGAGATGGTATTTCCTGAGCCAATTACTAAACCTCCATTTACATTATCTCCTACTTGATTTGAATCTCCAACAATATTTATGTTATTGTTTGACCCAATAAGATTACTAGAGCCTTGTGAAGTAGAATTAACTGATTCACTTAAGTTTCCATTAACAGTAGAGCTAGTTATATCTGGAGAATAACTTGGGCCACTACCTCCGCCTGTAAGTGTTTCATAATGAGTTTTTGCTGAGTAACTTTCAATATATCCGTATTTTAAATTTCTTTGATTTGGAACAAATAAGAATGGGTCAATAGGAGAAAATAACTCAACCTTAGTTAATCTATTATCTACTGGAGAGTAATTCTCAATCTTGTTTATTCTCCAATAAATACCATCAACTAATACTTTATCTCTAAAGTCAAACTTGGCAATATCATACGGAGTTAAATCGAAGTAGCCAGTTAGTAACTTTGAGTTTACACTTGATAGCTCTTCGAATGTATTTTTATGAAAAGTATTATATAAAGTAGCATCTGTCCAAGTATCTTGTTCATAATAAACTACGCTTGGTGAATCAAAACATAAATCAGCCGTAGGATTATCTGGGTCATTTTGCATACCAACATATGGAAATGATGTTAGCGCACTTAGTGAAGGAGTTTCTGTGGTTGCTTTGAATGTAAAAGAACCAGTTTTTAATCCAGTATAAAACAATAATCTAATATTTGTTTTCTTTGTTTTAGGTACACCAGAATTATCATATGTCAAGAAGTGAGGCATGCTCAAACTTGTAGAAGAATCTTTAGCGCTAGGTGTTGGAGAAAAAATATTATCTACTGTTTTAATATCAGATAAGAAATCATTATCTATTTCAAATTCAAGTGAACCAAATGTTTTGGCATAATTAGTTTGATATAAATCATTATAGAAGTCACTATCTTCTTTGTATGCATATATGTATGTTTTATTTGTAAGCTCAGATAGAGGAGAAAGAGTATAAGAACTTCTATCTAATTTTTTTGTCCAGTCTACAAAATCTCCATTTTTTCTATAGAAGTCATCTCTTGGCTCAATGATTAATGTTTTAGGAGATTCAGAATCATCTAATACCATTAAATTAAACATAGAGAATATAGATTTGACGTAATCTTTCTGATAAATTCCCTCAGGAAGAGTACGGCTCATATCAACTGGGTCAGTTTCAACAATACCCTCATTGGCATATGTTACTTTAAAAACAGAACCTGGTTGTACTCTTAATTGAAAGTTACCATTTAATCCTTGACCTAATGAGTTTACTATCTTTGATGTATAATTTGATGTTGGATATGTCCAATAAATTTGAATATATGCAGTATCATTTGCATTTAAGTTTGTTGTATAAGTAAATGATTGTACAGATGGGAATGTTACATAATTAATAAATGGTCCGTTTGTAAATGTTAAACTAAACGGTAATGAATAAACAACCTGTGCGTTTATAACTAATCTAACAGCTCCTGTAACTGGACCTCCTACAATATAGAAAGGATTACCATCGGGATATCCAAATAATAATCCAAATAACATAGATATGTTAAATGTATATTTTCCTTTCTTTTGTGCAGTCCAGTTTGTATTTGAAACAAAGGCATTTGACCCATCATTAATAGTTGAGTTCCATGTTGGTGCCATGTACTTTTCCTGAACAACAGTAGGGTCAGCTGCTTGAACATAATCAGAAGTTGCCCTTCTTCTTTCTGCTCCTCTTTTTAAAGTTTCTTCATCAGATAATAAAATCTTATCTCTTGAAAAAGGAACAATCAATTGCTTAAAATAAGAGCTATTTAAAAACTCTGATTTATATGTATAACCAGCTTGGTCAAATATTCTATCTAAATAATCTTTTGCATATATAGCAGGATACCATTCCTCTACATCAGATATTGGTGTTGTGTTTCTTCCGTATTGAATCATCGGATAAACATATCCACGTCCATATTGAAATGGAGCATCTTGGTTATTAATCTTAATAGAAGTATCCCATGACTTAGATATATTTGTTCTATTTAAAATATGGTTGTATTCAGAGAAATCTAAATCTTCTAATCTTCTATCACCTATATCATAGAATAGATTTCCTAATTGACCCATGATTGTTACATCATATTCAATCTTATCATTGCTATCCTTTATTACTTTTATTAATTGAAGGAATCCTTTGAATACTTGATTTCCATCTACAAATACAAGAACATCAGTTTTTCTATTTGGATTAAATATAATATTGTCATTACCTATCTCAAATATATTTCCAAATAACTGATTATTTGTTTTTGTTCCAGGTATTGTAAATGAATACGAGAATGACGTAGCTTTCTTTTCTACTTCACGTATATCATTTATCTGATATGTAATGTTAAAATCGAAGTCACCATAAAGGTCAAGCTCGACACTGTTTGCGTATATCTTAGTTATCATATCTTATCCTCTTTGTGCTATCTTTTCGAAAGCATAATCAAATTCTAGTTTTAAATTAAATAGTTTTTCATTTGCTCTCTTGCCAGGTATATATTCATTTGTTGTAATAACAACTGGATATTTATTTTCACCATCTAACACATAAACCTCTGGAGAAGATATTAATTCAAACAACCATTCAGATGTAGCCTCGTTAACCCAATCAGAATAAACTGTAACGTTCTCTGTTATTTTAACATTATTTACTACCCTTCCAGCATCTCCTATATTATATCCATAGTTATCTCCATTATAAGAACCAAGCATAGTTTCATATGAAGATTTCTCTACTGTATATTTGTTATCACTCCTCTTTCTAAAATTAAAATAATCAAATGCGCCTAATCTATTTAACCACATAAAACGATATGTTTCATATTTAGAACAATCATTATCTACATCAAAGCGATATTGTTCACTTTTAATTGCTGAACCAACTGAATTATATGCAAATAAATAATAGCTAATTACAGTTGTCCAATTTACACCAGTCAAAGAGGATATTAAAATACTTTGGTCAAATAAAGAGTCTATATTTTTAGGGCCAACAGGAAGTATAAAATTGGTATAGTTTAAGTTGGTTGATGCAGTAAATGTACTTGGTATTAAGAAATCAGCTGTATCAGTTCCTCCTGTTATATATTCAAAAGAAAATACAATCTTATCTGCTGGCGTTGTTCCTGCTGATAAATAATAGTTACATAAATAATTAACAGTATGATAATCTCCACTCATTACTTTTGGTCGTGGACAATTAGTTAAAAACTTAGATGTTGGTCCAGTTAATGTATATCCAGACAACTCTCTACTTGCGCCAAATGATTTCTTTTGGTCATAATCATCAACTGAGTTATTTATAAATGTATATCCAGATGGTTGAGAAGAAGTTAATCCAGTTAAAACAATATTTCCTTTAATATAAACAGTTCCAGATTCACTTGCACTATATGTTCCATAAGGTACATTTGTTACAAGAATGTTTGCTCCAGATAAAGCTGTTACATTCCACTGTCCATCATATGATGGGTTTATATTGGTATTATACTTAGCAATTATAACTGAATCATTTACACTCATTTTATGTGGTTTTGTACACATTAATCCTAAGTATCCTTGTGTATTAAATGTTGCTGAGAAAGATTTTCCTTCATATACAAATCCAGTTTGAGCTGTTCCTCCAGTTCCAAATATAGCCTCAAGAGTAACTTGATATGCTGTATTAGCAGACAAAACTTTTGTAGATACATTTGTTAAAAAACCATCTACACTTGGGTCATCTTTAACCATATAAACTCCATCTCCAACTTGTAAATTATGTGGGTTTAAAAAGTTTACTTTTAAATAATATGCTCCAGGAAATATTAATGAGCCTTGAGCAAAAGAAGTAAATTCATTTTTAGATGAGAATGTTTCACCAAATTCAACAACAAAACGTTTTGTAGAATTAGACGCATAAGTTATATTTGTTGCATTAAAATATGGGTCAGAGCTTATAAAATTCTCAAGTGTTCTATGGACATCAAATTGACCATAGAAGTTTGTTAAGTTTGGGAATGTATTTAGACGAGCAGCAAATACTCTTCCAGAAGATAAGTCACCTCCATAATAGATATCTGCTATGTAGTTAAATGAATCACGTCCACGTTTATCTGAATCAACTATATAATTGATTGGATTATATACTGATGTAATTGGTATGTATTTTCCAGTTAAAGAACTAGATTTAATTGTTATTGCCATTGTTATCTATTGTTAATTTCTTGTGCTAATGAATTGAAATATATTTCCATATCTTCCTTATATGTTTTTGCTACCAACTCTTGAAACTTACTTCTTCTTCTTGATAAAGTTGTGCTTGCAAAGTTTGTTGGTTTAATTCCTTTTTTATAAATTTTATAATTGATTGGATAAATAGCACTCTCTGGTATTCCTTTTAATCTAACCCATTTCCTAAGTGCGTCTACTGGAACAAACTTCCCAGGCTTTCTTCCTTTATCAACATACTTCCAATAATCTGCCGCAACAATATTAAGCGAGTATGTTTCAGAGTCTACCTCAACACTATAAGTTAAACTCTTTTGTAAATTACCTGAAGCTTTTTTACCATATCCATTCAAACGTGTCAACATCTCAGCCACGACTTCCTTGCCGTACTTATTCATTAACTCGATTGTTTTTTTAAAATGAAGCTCAGCCATTTAATTAAGAATTTTGTGGTGTAGAACATCCAAATGCGAATGGAGTCACAAAACTTAATGACATATAAACTCCAGCTACATCATCTTTTAATTTTTCTTGTACATATTCCATAACAACCTCATTCTGATTAAGAGTATAATTTCCATTTAAGAATACTGGATTCTGGTCAATATCTCTTAATAAGTCATGGCCAATTAAAGTCATATCAGATAATACTTCCATATCATTCTGCATGCCTTTCATAGTTCTATCTAAAATAAAAACTCTGAATGTTGTATTTGTTAAAGCAAATCCACTCTGACCTTTAATAACTTTTGACTCAGTTGGTTGAACCCAAACAACAGGATATTGAAGTGATTGACTCATTCCTACTTCCCATAGGTCACCATATCCAAAAGAATTTACCTGGCCATGTGCCGTAGCAAAATCTTCGAATACTTTTGTTAGCTGATTTAATGTTTTCATTTATTTTTTATTTTTTGCTATTTGCTTTTTAATATCTTCGTTCTCTGCATCAATCTTCATCTTCTCATAACTTAACCAATTTAAACAGAATATAAAGTTTTGCTTGGTTACTGCATCCCACTTCGTAATATCTCCTCCGCATAATCTATGCAATATTGCAAACCAAGAATATTCCTTGGGAATTTCTCCAGCTACTTCTACTCTTTCGTCATCTCCTGGATTTGAATCTTCATCCCCACCGAAGAATCCACTATAATTGGAGAAGAGGTTTTTCTTCCATCCAAAAAAAAAGTGGAAATTCCGTGAACTAATGGTATTGTTAGGTTATTTTTTAATATTTCTGTTCTTTTTGCCAGAGTAGAAGCGTCAAATTCTACGATGTTTCCATCAATTCCTACTTCTCTAATCAAGATTGCTAGGATTTTATCAGTGTTTTTCTCCACACCTTCTATAGAAAACTGTTCAATTGATGCAGCTTCACCCATTGTAATGTCATTAAAGTCAGGAACAAGCATATATTTTACTCCATCAAACTCAAATTCTCTCTGGAATTTAGGCTCAACATCGAATGTATG